CACAACGATCTGCAGGCCGGAGTTGACCGTTACCGGAGCGGTGACGCTGGTCGCTGCTTCGGTCTTGTTAAAGCCATGCGAAATAGCCATCTGTCATATCCTCCTTACTTCATCAGGGCAGCAGCCTTGTTGCAGAGAATATTTTCTCTGGTGCCGTCCTGTTCCAGTTTCACCCGCATTTCAGCGAGTTTGTCCAGCGGAACGATCAGTGCTTTCAGAAGCGGCACCTGTTCCACTTTTTCTTTCAGCTTGTCGGGCAGGCCGTCCACGAAAACCGTGTACTGCGGTGCGATGCCCTTGATGGTCGGGCCGCAATATGCCACGGGAACCTGCACCTGCGCTACGGTCTGTTCAGGCTGATTTTCCTGAACTTCTGCCGCTGCTTTCTTTTCAGTGCCCATATTAAATCAACGCCTCCACTTCTTCATTTTTCAGTGCGTTCGGGGTCTTGCAGATCAGATTCACAATTCCCCAGTAGTAGTGATCCATGTCATCGTCCGAAAGTTCCCACTTTCTGGGATAGCCCACCTCAAATGCCCCGCCGAAAACCGGCTTGCGCTTGAAGTGCTGCATAATCGTTTCTTTGATGTTTACGGTCTCCACATACCCCTGCCGATCAATTCCACGGTCATAGCTGCAAATAACCAGCTGCATGAGAACCAGCTGCGGATCATGGTCATTATCGACCTCGCCGCTCGATTCGATTACGATGATGCAGGGGTACATGGCATCGTTTGTGTCAATGTCATCATCGTTGTCCGTCTGTGTCGGCAAAAACTGCTTATAAATCTTGAGGGGCTTTTCTCCCTCCTGTCCGGTAAACTTCATGTCCCGGAACAGTTCTTCCAGCTCGTCCATCATGGCTTGCTGGCACATTTCGCTGGTATAACCGGTGATTTTCTCGGCCATATCAGATCACGCCCTTTCGCTTTGCATTGGCGATCAGCTGCCGGATGCGCCGTTCGGTGTTGTCCTGAAGCATCTGCTCCACGGTCGTTTCCTGCATTTCCCACACCGTGTGGTGCATCGCAGAGCCGGAAGGGCTGGACATCGTGACCAGCTTTTCGTTCGGCTTCCAGCGTTCTTTTCCACTCTCGGTATAGTCTTTGTCAGCTGGCACGCCCAACTGGCGCTGTACCATACCGATGTGCTTCGACTTAAACTGAACCAGGAAGCCCTTGCTCCTTTCGCCGGTTCCGCTCAGACCAATCATCGGACTGCCTTTCAGAACGTGTGCCTGAAAAACAGGCGGCGCATTGCGAACAGACGGACCCATGAAGGGCTTTGTGGGGCTGGTTCTGAAATAGCCCAGGTCTGCCCGGAATGCGCCGGGGTCGTTCTTCATGATGGCAAGGATAGCCGTCGGGTGGCGGTTGGTTGCTCTCTGCCGCTGACGCAGATCTTCGATCATACGCCTGCCAGCCGCGTTGAGGTCATAACGGTTCTTAACCTCGGTCAGCATCAGCTTTCGCGTCTGTCTGGCCGTGGTGTTGACCGCCACCTTCAGCGCTGCCGGGGTCTTGTTCGACAACACGCCAAGGGCACGGGACACTTCTTCGTCATTGACGGAAACCGTCATGGTTGAAGCGTCGTAGTTGGTATGGAAGTATGCCACCTTACCTCACCCTTTCCAATTCCATCCGGTAAACTCCCGCCTTCAGGGAGCAGGACTTGATTTTGTAGTCCCGCTTCTTATCCAGTGTGATCTGCTTACCGTTCTTTGGCATCGGGCCGTAGTCTTTCTGTTTCACGAACAGCAGCAGATCGGCCTTATACATTCCCTGGTCAAAGGACTGTTTTGCTCCGCCCTCCCAGTGCGCCGCACGTTCATTTACGCCGGGGTGCTGGGTAATGCAGAGCATCCGCTTATCATCTATGTAGCGTTCTTCTGCAAACTCGTTCAGGTTGAAGAACACCGTTTCCACATCCTGCGCCACATAGTCTTTGAACGTAGGGAGCGGCTTCGGGGTGTCCGGTTCGCCGTAATTCTGGTCAACGTCCAGCATATCAGCAAACCTCAGCCACCAGCCAGGAATCCACCTTATCAGGGATCAGCAGCGGGTGGCTCTGAAGCTCAATGAAGCGACGGTCGGGACGATGCTCCACATAGGTGCGCAGCAGACGGTCGCCCTCAAAGCTGTGCCAGTTGCCGCCATCATCCAGATATTTGCACAGGCCGTAGGCACGCATGAAGTTTGCGTTGCTGGGGATCATCAGCACCATGTTATCGGGAATCAGCGGCTTGGTCTCGCCGGTCGCGTCATCCAGATAAACTTCGTCGTAGCCGTAAACGTCCACACCGGGCAGGTTCAGGTGGCCGTAATAGGTCAGGCCACCTTCCAGCTCTTTGGGTGCCATGGAACCGATGTCGAAGCGGCGCTTGTCCATCAGTTCCAGAATCTTACCGTCAGCCATGAAATTGTCGGCTGCAACCTTGCCCATGACGACCATATCTGCGTTGGCAAAGCCGTTACGGCTCACCAGCTGCTTCCAGTCGCGCAGATTGCCCCAGGGGTCAGCGGCGGACTTGCCCCACTGCTTCGTGCCTTCAAGAGCGATCTTGTTGCCAAGGCCGAAGTCGATGACTTCATCCACGCCCTTGCCCTTGACCTTCAGCTTTCCGGTGGTAAGCACCTGTGCGGCCATCCACTCTTCGCGGCGGGTGGTCATGTCGTTCAGCTGGTTGTATTCCTCAATCAGCTTTTCTGCTGCACGGTCTGCCGGGGTGCGGCCAGAGAACAGATCTTCACCGGGCAGGCGTTCCATGTACTGGTCTGCCGTGCTGATGGTCGCCGGGTTGATAAGGGGCGGTGCATAGGATTTGGTCTCGTAGCCCTCGCTCTGCACGATCTCGCCGCCAACCAGCGGATGGATGAATGCAGCCATCTTGCGATTGCCCTTGACAATATCAATGTCAACGCGGCGGGTCGGGAAGGTTTTCACGTTGGAGAAAAAGCGATCCCGCAGAAACGTGCGGATCGGCGGGGTGGTGCGAACAACCTCGATCAGGTGCCGAGGCTCATAAATGCTTACTTCATTAGCCATAAATGTTGTCCTCCTTACTTCAGGAAAATGCCAAGATTGCGCAGAGGAACTTCAACGTCGTCTACGCTCACGTTCTTCGGCAGCACAAGTCCAGCAGCGAAAAACTCACCGGTCAGATAAATCGGCACTTCTTTGTCTGCCTCTGCACTGTCAGCGGTAATACCATACAGGCCGGTAAGAACTGCCTGACCTGCACCGGCTGCATCTGCAACCGGCTTCACTTTGCCGCCCTCGATCAGAACAAGGGCGTGTGCTTCAACCGCTGCACTGGCCGTCTTGGTGGCCTTTGCGATGCCGATGTCGGTTCCGGCAATGAAATATTCCGGGGCCGTGCTGAAATCTTTTCTTGCAAGATCCATGTTCATAGTTCCGTCCTCCTTACTTCACGCCGTTAGCCTTGCGGATTGCATTCATGAATGCCTTGCTTTCCTCATCCTCGGCTTCAGGGTTTGCGGGCGGCGTGTTGTCGATGCTGTTGGCGTTGGAGTTTTCCGCAGCTTCCTTTGCATTCTTCAGATATTTCTTGCTCTGCTCCTGCTGTTTTGCCTTCATGCTGGCAATGACAGCCTTTGCAAAGGATGCAGAATCAACGGGCTTCGTAAACTTTGCCTCGTTGGCCTGATCCTCTGCACCGGGCAGAGTTGCGTTCTCGATCTCCTGAATGCGGGTGCGCTCGGCAGTGGTGGCCTCGTTCTCGATGCTGGCTACCAGATCCGGGTACGCCTTGCGGAGATCATCCGTGGTCTTGATGTCCATGTCTTTTACCTCCCCATGGTCATTGCGTTCCGGCTTTTCCGCCGGGTTCATATTTTCAGGTCGGTTCACAGGTTTTTCCGTAACCCGACTTCTGACAAAATTGGGTGCTTCGTTGAACGGGGTGTTCATGCTGATGCTGTTGACGAACAGAACACCATTGCGATTCTCCACAACGGAATCTTCTGCATCGTCGTCCACCTCATCCACAAAGCCTTTTTCCTTGGCTTCCGTTGCCGTCCACCAGTTCGTTTCATCCATCCACTTAGCGCATTCATCCTCGGTCTTGCCGGACTTTTTGGCGTACAGGGCAATGATGCTGCTGCGGATGGTCTCAAGCGCTTTCAGGCAGTTCTTCATATCCTCTGCGGTCAGGTAATCGCAAACGCCCATGCTGACCGGATGGACCATGTAGCTGCCGTCTGCCGCGGCCACAACTTTGTCTGCATGGCAGGCAACGATAGTGGCAGCACTTGCACACAACCCGTCAATGTGGGCAGTCACGGTGGCGGCATTGCGTTCCAGCATATTGCCAATGGCCTGGGCCGCGAAAACATCACCACCGCCGGAGTTGATGTACACGGTGATTTCTTTCACATCGCCCAGGGCGGCAAGATCATCCGCAAACCGTTTCGGGGTCGCTGCATCCTCCCACCAGCTGCGCTCAGAAATATCGCCATAAAGCAGCAGTTCCGCCTTCTGGTCATCGTCGGCCAGATTGCGGAACTGCCAGAACTTATTATTCGTTGACTTGGGGTTCGTCTGGGAATTGGCTTTGCCCATTGCAGCCTACCTCCTTCATTTTTTCCATCTCACTTTTGCGCTGCCTCATATTGGCCCGCCAGCTTCCGCCGGTCATCTGCGCCGTTTCCTGCTCGGCAGTGGAAATG